CCGGGAAATAGTTGCGTATTTCCTGGTTTACTCCAGCCCTGCTTATGGGGTGTATCCGGTGTGTATTTGTTTAACAAATTATCATTGGGGAATACCCGGTCCAACGTGTTACACGTACCGGTTTGTCTAGGTTTAGACGCCTCATTTGCAAAGCATATGTTTGGTTATTATTTTTAATTCGGGAGTGTGGTTGCTAACCACTATAGGATTGAACTGGTTGAAACTATTGATCTCTCAGGTAGGGAGCCCAAAGTTAATTGTAATAATTTTAGTATGTTGAAAGATGATAGTGTGGGTTTACAACTCAGAAGTTCCGGTCACACCGGAGAAACGTGATAAAACTGACAGTTTACAGCTCTAATGGAAATAGTAGCAACTGTTGGTTTGGTGGGGAGAAATTGCTGAAGATGTTTTTGCTGATGTGCTGACATTATCCGAGCTTACCTATCCAACCGGGCAACGTTAAAGCCAAAGGTCACCATGCCAAGGGTATTTGTGCGTATTGAAAATTCCTACTTTCTGACGCGCACCATAGGATCGCCTACATTGCGAATAAACAAAGGAAAAATACCGCGAAAGGTTTGGCTAACCGTGCGGCTAATTTGGCCAAAAAGATTCGGAGCAAGGGTAAAGGTCTTGCGAAGAATAAAGGGTTGCGACGTGCCCTGGACTCTGTCTTAACGGATCGCACTGCTATGGCAGTCATTCCATATGGGGGTATGGTCAGTAAGGCTTATTCCAGTGTCAAAGCAGCTGCTAAGACATCTTCAACCACAGTTTCGCCGTGTTTGAAGAAATGGTTTAATTGTCTGACTGTTCCATTTGCTCAAGAGTCACAAGGTGCATGCATACCAAGTGGCGGCAATATGTCTTCTATGAGGTCATTATGCTACTTGAGGGGTGAGATCGTTGTTGGCACGAATGGACTTGGTTTCCTTCAGCTAACTCCAAACGGTTTCAATGATGTTGTTTTTGGTGTTGTCACTGATGCTTCTTTTGCAGGAGTTGATGCTGAGTACGTTTTTGCTGGAGGAGTTAATCCCTTTAATGCGGGTGTTAACCCCATTGTTTGCACGAACGCTCGCTTCGCTTCATTAAGCGCATTTGGTTCACTAAACGAGGACGTCTTAACACCTCCGGTGCAATGCCGTTTGGTTGGAGGTGGGTTAAAGGTGTATTACACTGGTACACAATTAAATCGTGGTGGATTGATCTCGATTTACACCCATCCTCAACACTTGTCTGTTAATGCTGCGTCTTATGATCAAGCTGCTTACAGTACGCCTACCATATTGGGTAATTATCAGGAAACTTTTATCGCACCTATCACTGGTGAGGTTTATGAGTATCCTCTTGCTCCACTTCGCGAAATTGAGCTTGATTACCCTCTGTCATATTCACAGTCTACTGGTACACAAGAGTATCTACAGAATTCTGTTTATCCTTGGTCTACCGGTTACACCTTTCCTGGAGGTCTTACCAATTATTATGGTCAGTTAAATCTGAATATGCGTAACGCATTGCCTTCTACCATTGTTATGGTTACTGGTGTTCCTGGCAATACTTTGCAATTTGAAATTGCATTGCATGCTGAATACATTGGTGACCTTACTCAGGGCATGCGTTCGCCAGCAGATTCTGATCCAGTTGGAACAGATGCTATGATGGCAGCTTTGTCACGGCTGATGATTTCTCGTAATTCATCGCCAAATTCAACGACAGCTGACGTCTTGAGAAAGGAATTGCGTGCTGTGCAGGCGACTCGGAACCAGAAAGTGAGCCTTTAATTTCTGTCCCTCAAACTCTTTCTTAGAGGAGTATAACTTCTTAGAACTCAGATTTGGCTGAGTATAATTTCCATTTTGTGTTTAACATGTGTTTGTGTTTATTTGTCTTTTATGTTTTTTGGGTTGCGCCCTATAGCAAACACCGCCGAGAGGCACCATGAAAATAAAATTGTCAACATACGCACTGGCGTGGCGGGAAGAGATAAATGGGACACGGCTTCATTGTGATATTGTCGTTTGTTCCCAGGTGTACAAACAGGTTGAGGATAAAGACGCCAGGAGCTTGCGGGCGACATTTAATGTCGCGCGCTCGCGGTCGCTGCACATAGAGGTAAGAACCACGTGCACCAATGCATCGCACAATGCATTGGTTTATCCACAAAGATCTGTGCCATTACAACTCCGCACACGCACGGGGGGTCCCAGTCCCCGGGCAATTTTCGTAAAACTCCTTGCTAGTGTACGCCCACTAGGAGGTAAGAGATGGAATCTCTATAACTTCCATGGTCCTGAATGTGACAATTGGCGAGAAAAGCATTTTATATGCGTGAACCGTAAAACACCCAAAGAAAAGGGTACCAATTGTTGTCATTTTAACCCCAGCATTTATTTTCACCATGTTTTCCCTTGTAGCCAGCTTAATGGCAACAATGGGGAATACACTGGTTCGGACGACGTTGATGATGGAAAGCTTAGCGAAGCAGCTATTGAAGCAGCAAATCGCAAAAGACTTCTAAAGGAAGCGTGGAACAAGATTATCCATAAACGGCATATCGAGCTTGCTCAGATGGCCAAAGGGGATAAGAAATCATATCAAGCTGGTAAGGACCGCCTGTCCAATGGTATTAACAACACCTTTTGTGACTTGTACAAACTTGCACGTGAAGACCCTGCATCCATTTCGGGTGCGCTCTTCCGTCCCGCACCCATTGCGAGCGGAGCTGTCCCCGTCCCCATTGAGGATGGGTATTTACTTGGCATTGAATTGCCCGCTATCCCACATAACACTTTTGTCGCAGTTCCACCACCTAAGCCAATTAAGGTAAGTGAACATTCCGCCAAAGTTACTCTCCCCCCGCCTAAACCTATTAAGGCAAGCGGAGAGCCAGTTAAAGTGAGTTTGGCGGTCGCAAGACTTGCTACAAAGGCCGGCTTTTACGACGATTCAGACGACAATTCTGATGGCGAGGAAAAGTGCGATGGATCAACTACAAACGAAACCGTTAGTGATATTACCACAAACGAATCAGTTAGTGTTGTTTCTATACCCGAGGGCCCTGTAAATAATAATGTCCTTGGGAATTACGATTACCCATATCAAATTCTCGGATATTATAAGGCAAGTGCTGGTGAATATGGACCTAAACCATTTAATGGCCCGCGATTTCGCGCGGAGTGGTCTACTTTCTCCTGTGGTGGTGCTGATGGTGAGAAGTTCCGACGGGAGCATCTCGACCTGGTCAGCTCGTACTCGTATAACCAACGTGTTATCGATAATTGGTACACCACCGTTGCTCCTCGCACGAGCTTTGTTAGCATTGTTACGCAGTCACCGTCTAAATCGTGGTATGATTGGGCGCGCGACATCATTCGTGACACATGCATACTTCCTCCTGTGCACGCATTCTATTGTGCCGAGGATTCTGGAATCGTTGGGGATGCAATTTCCCCTACTATCTGGCGTACAGATCATAAAACTTGGAGTGCCCGCGCTGGCGCTGAGTATTTCATTCGTGGAAATATTTACAGCGATCTTGAGGGTATTCTGTATAATGAATTTGCCTGCCAGAAAGTCGGAGTCGTTAATGTAGCTAATCGGATGGTCTTTTCATTGAATGCGACCATTGCGAGCAAGTACCCAGATTATGTGATTGATCAGGTGTGTTTTAATAACACTATCATTCACTGTAAATGGCGTGCATCTGCGAATCAGTTACGCTTGAAGGAGATGGCGGCGTTGGTGGATCGTCCACCAACAACGTCATTTGCCTGATGGCTTCGTCAGGAGGTTGTCTATGGACAGCGCTACACACCTTTGTGTCGCGTGACACCCTCCTTTTCCTATGTCCCGGTCCAGGTTGACTTGGAGTGCATTAAGACTAACGAACAGTGGTTTGAGCGCTACAATGTCAATTCTGAAGGGTTACCAGAGTTCACCGTTAAACTTGAAGACTACAATAAGCAGTATATGACCGTTTTCGGACCAACTTTCCCTGTTAAGGGAATTTGGTTTCCCGGAAGCGGGTGTGATGAACACAAAACTGCTATTAGTCGTATGCTTGTTAAACGGGCCCCTGAACGACCTGGCTTCCATGAGTTACTCAAAGAAAACCAAGGTACTTTTGAACGTCGCTTGCGATGTGGTATCAATGGTTTCAAGCTATTTTATGAATCCCGCATTGAACGTGAAGGATATGAAGAAGCTTACCCTGAGTGGTTATATCAACCACATGCTAAGAGAAAGATGCGCCTCAATGAGGAGTTCGATAATTGGCTTAGGGGTACTGATTCTCATTGCGATCGTGATAATGTGGAGTACAAGCTCAAAATGTCTGAAATGTTGCCCGAAGGCAAGATGCGTGGGATTGGTGATCTTGGTGCAAAGCGCACAAGTGCCACTGCTTACGTGTTTTCGTCCATTAAGGCTGCATTTGAAGCCCCTTACACTCATAAGAATTACACTTTTGAGTTTGTGGGCAAACCTCTCAAGACAAAGTTGAGCGAAGTGTTTGACAGGTTGTTGAATTTGAAGATCGGTGAGGTATACATGCCATATTTTTCTGATGACAATTGCATTGCAGCATTTTGTTCTGATGGTTTATTTATGTGCAATGGCGATATTAAGCAATGTGATGGATCACATTTCGCTCCTATGCTCACATTTGTCCGCGATTTTCTTAGATATACCAATGGTGTTAAAAATGTGCATTACGATGCGATAACACGTGCGTTTGATTACTTATATCGACCACTGATGTTTCGCAATAAGCACAATAGACGCCAGAAGGTTAAATACAACTTTAAGGACCCTCGTATGTATTCAGGTTTCGCAGGTACAACAGTGGTAAACAATTTTGCTTCATTGCTGATTGGTATGTCATTGCAAAAACTTGTCCCTGATCCATCATTGGTAACAAAAGAGCAGTTTCGTTTAGCATACATTGAAGCCGCTGCATTGGTTGGTTATCGTTTGACCACTGATGTTTGCAGCATACCTGAGGATTTTCAATTCCTCAAGCATTCTCCAGTCTTTGTTGATGGAGAAATCCATGTTTGCATGAACTTAGCTGTCTGGTTTCGTGGACACGGTATGTTTGATGGCGACCTTCCTGGTTGTGGTCCGTTAGAACACCGTGCCCGCGCTTATAACAGTGAAGTAGCTTATTCTCGATTAAATTGGGGATATCATGATTTGAATGTAGCTTTTCAGGGATTAATTATTAAGCGAACCAGTGTCGATATGACAGAATGTGTGAATGCCGCATTCTCGATAACCAAGACAATTGGTGATGTTGGAGCTTACATCCCTGCTGAGAGTGTTTGTAAACGTTATCGGATTTTGCCAGACCGATTTCGTGACATGTGTGCTGAGATTAGAACAATGAATTTAGAAGACGTTTTTTATTCAGATCTGATCCAAACCATACATGAGAAGGACTATGGCTAAACACCGGCTGTCGCCATTCTTGGATACCACCCAGGAGAAGACACGACGCGGGGGGATATACCGT